GCCTGTAAAAGAAGTTGCTGTAGAGTAAACCTCACCACTAGGGATTTGATCAAGAGTAATCTTACCAAGTGTGTACTCATCTTGGTGCTGGCTAACTATAACAACATCATCATCAATAATCGACAACGCTTCAATAGTAGTAGGGATTTCCCACTTAGTCCATGCCTGGAAGATGTCCTTCTCTCCATTGTTGTAGAACCTATACAAGTACATATAGGAGCTGCTGCTATCTGCAAGCATGATAACAGAGTTCTGCGGGCTTACAGTAAGGCGATCAACAGTACTAGGAATCCATTCCAATACAACCTTACTGATGTCTATCACAATCGGACTCTGTTCAATGTCCCGTAGACCTAAAGTAAACAGCTTGGAATAACCAGGAACACTGGTAACAAAGGCTGCAGTAGTACCAACATCAACAGGCGGGATAGTTGTTTCCATCTCGTAGTTAGAGATAGTACGGATAACCGTTGTTGATGGTGTCATTGTAGTTGTGTTGGCAGAGTAGACTTGAAACTGCTGCCTAGCACTAAATAACAGAAGACCTTGTGGAGAAGGTAGAACATCAGTCAATACAACAGGTCTAACACTCGATACACTAAGATCGATAGGATCTGAATCAACTTGAGTTAATGCAGATTTAGCAAAAAAACTGTATGCATCATTTGCCACACCAAAGAACACATTGTCCTCTGAAAGCAGACCAAATCTGTTGTTATAGAAAAATGTTGCAGTAATCTTTTTTCCTGTATAAGTTACAGGATTTGTAGCTTCAACTTTGATAAAAGAAGGAGGTGCGTTAGTGAGATCATCACCGGTTTCCCGTGGCTTCCAACTAATAGGTTTAAAATTGAATGAAGTAGCACCAGTGTTTTCTAGCTGGTGAGGCATTTTAGATGCGTCTAATCCAGGAGATACATCAGGTGCAACCGTTTCTTGCCAGAAACCTCGACCTCTATTTAGGCTAGTATTAAGTGCTACAAATTTAACATAGTAATCATCTTCAACAGAATCAGTGTTGACAATTTTTACTGTATGACCACCAAAAGATTCTTGAGGAAGTTTAGCAGATGAATCAACTTGATCCTCAAACACTTCTAAAGCAACATTACTAAGACCGCCCCTAGCGTCAATGTCAAAGGCGAGCGCCGTGCCTCCAGGTGTACTATAATCAGTAACCACACCGTTGGCTTCATTAGTTCTTCGGATATTGATGCTGTTATTAAAACCTTCTACATACCACCTACCATCAAAATCAGTATTACTTGCAGCCTGTTGGGTTGTAATAAGGTTAATAATACCATCAATTAAATGGTGAGTGTTTTGAATTTCTGATCCTGGACTTGTTACTCGAAGCAACATGTCATCAAAAGTTGTAGTATTTTGAGCCGTTACTGTCATCGACTGATTCTGTATAGTGACAGTAAACTCATCATTTTCTGCTAATGAAAGAAGTTTTAGGGTAGCCTGAGATTTCGGAACAAATGAATTGGCTGCTTGCATTGCAGTTGCAACAGTTTTGTTAGTAATAACTGTCACGTCTTGAACACTACGAAAATGATAATCAGATTGCTTAGTACCAGTAAGGTATCCTGTACCGGTATTAGTTATGGTGCAAAACGTACCCTCATCTTTAGTCCATACAAAAATATCAGTACCTTTAATAGCACCGACATAAGAACCAGCTTCGTCCCGATCAATGAAAAACCAAGCAGCGTCAGCTAGTTCTGATTTAGTAAAAGGTGTTCCGTTAGCTTTTTTAAGTACATTGACATGCTCCATACCAGGTCTTTTAAGAAGACCAAAGGTAGGATCAGGGTATCCATTAACGCACTCAGTAACTTGATTGATTAATTTTTTGTCATCATTTTGGCGGGATACACCACCAAGAAAATTAGGGGTTTGTTGAGTTACTGCAGGCATTAGCGGATCAAGGTACGGAACGGCTTGTAGGGTGTATAGAAGTTACCAGCTCTGTGTGAACCAAAGAAGGAATAATCCCCTTGCTCACAATCATACTGCACAGCTTGGGAACGTGTGGTCTGTTCTTTAGCAGACAGAAGCGAGTACTGGTTAGTATCACCAATAATACGGCTAGATACAACAGCAGCTGCTCGTGCTACAATGTAAGCCTGAATAGGTGCTGGGATGTTCTCCCAATCAAAATGCCACAGAATGTCTACATATACATTACCGTGAGTCCATTTATAACTATGGTTGACTTTATCGTAGAGTTTACCGCCACGGAAAATAGCGTCTAGTCCAATGTTATTAGCAGTATCATCATTCAAATCCATCTGCAGGACATTAGCAGGGATTAGGATTTCATCATTAGAGTCGGGTGTAATCTCATAATGCATTTCGGTGTTAAATGTCCATCCTTCAGACTGTACTTCACGTGAGACTTCTCTCAGAGTGTCGAGTGCAATCGCAACGTCCGGGTTGGTTTGTTGCTCAACTCTAGTTGTAACTTTAGATTGAGTAAGTGTGCTTGACGCAACTGTTTGTGAAAGGTTTAGTGTGTAGTTGTAAGTTTCAGGTGTAGTACCCTGTGCAACACCAGCACTAATAGTAGAAGTACCTGCAGTCACACCAGTGCCACCAATAAACGTACCGACAGGGATGTCAGCAGTTTCGGTAGTCAAAGTGGTACCAGAAATAGATCCGGTAAATTCCTCAACCTTATTGATTACAATAGTATCTTCAGTTTCTAACGTAGTTACAGGAGCCTGACCAACTGACGCCAGGATCTGATTAACGGCTTTAAGCTCAGTGGAGCCAGTGGTATGATAAGACATAATTGATAATGAGACTTATTCTCAATAAAGAATTAAAAAAAAGGAGCCTCCGAAGAGACTCCCATATAAGAAAGGATCAGAAGCCAGCAGGCTTGGTGCCAGTACCAGCAAACAGTTCCACACAAGCAGCGGGATTCAGGTAGTCAGCGCCCATGGCGAGACGACCCAGGATCACGTCACCTTGGTAGATGGTAGAAACGTCGCCACTGGTGACTTGCACCTGAGGAGCGATAGCTTCCACACAACCAGCGCCTTCACGCTGGAAGATGAGACCACAGCTGTTAGCAAATTCGGTCTCTTCACCGTACTCGTTGTTGATGCCAGCAACATCGGTAGCAGCATCCTCAAGAGCCTCAGACACGAACGAACCGGTGTTACCAGGATCGGTAACGCCAGGGTTAGTGGCAGAGCCAGTACCATACTTGGTACCGTACTGAGAGAAGAACGGAATGTTCATGGACTTGTAGATCTTGATACCAGCAATCTCCACAATGCCTTGACCGGACTGCAGGGCAGCGCCTTGCTCGTCACGGTTGATCAGTCCGTTGTTGCCAACTTCCTGAATCAGGGCATAGTATTGACGCGGGTTCAGAACACCCACACGTCCATCCTGAGACACACCTTTCTCATCGAGAGCTGCAGCAGCATCGAAGAAAGCGGTGGTCAGGTTTTGAGCGTTGTAAGCATCAGAAGCGTTAGCAGTAGCGCCAACACGGATCTGAGTACCACCGGGCTCAACATAGTTAGCCTTGGTGATAGGAGAAGCAGCACGTGCACCACGAGTGATAGCACGGAAGATCAGACGGTCATATTTCTGGGCAAGAGCGTAGCCGATTTTACGGCTGATCTCCGACCTCATGTCATAATGAGAAAGAGTCTCATCAAGATCATACAAGAAAGCAGAGCTGATCAGCAGGTCATCGACCGTGATCGTCTTCTCGGCCACCGGAGGTGCACCGTTGGAATCACCCAGGATGCTGTTTCCAGGAGTATGGAACTCAGCCTTGGTGTGACCGGTGTAGATGAACTGGAGGGACTTACCATTGGTCAGCGTACGGCGCATAACCAGATCACGAGCGATCGCGTTGTGCTGGAAGCCTTTGAACATTTCTCCACTGAACAGTTTCAAGTAGAGAGCGCGGGCATCACCCGCAGCATTAGATTGACCCGGGCGAGTAAGCTGCGCCGGGTTTACAGAAGATTGAAAAGCCATTTTAATTAAAGTAAATAAGTATTAAACAGACTTCAAACGTTTGAAAAATTTTTTGTGGTCTATTCCCACCGTCTAGACGGCTAGAGGTATCGGCGTACCGGCTCTAACCAATGCAAGGGAGGTCCGACTCTGAGGTGCCTCCCAAGCTATTACAGAAGACCTTTAAGGCACTTCTTTTGTTTGCGGCATTCTGGCTTTTTATCACCACATTGACCACAACGTTTGAATACAGTCTGGTTATCGCCAGGCGTCAACGGAGTGACGTTAGCTGTAACCTTATTAGACTGCATGGATTTAGCGCTTTTTTTAGCCGGCATAATTAAGAACAGTTTTTTTGTAGGCGGTGCCACGATAGCACAATGCTACTTCTTTTTCCTCACGGATCATTTTGTTGTAAGCATTGACGATGTAGCGCTTTTCGAGGTCAGACATTAGTTCGTACAGGATAAACCTAACCCCCGTTCCATGGTTAGGCAGTCATGCGTCTATAGTTGACTCTAGAACCATGCGAGTAAATTGTGTCTCCAGGAAATTGATGTCTTCCTGTTCTTGCGGATGACCACCAGGCCATTGCTTTTTGTATAGCCTCAGTGCATCACGAATAATACGAGCACCATTATCGCACACTTGAATGTCAAACATAGATGAACGTACGAATAAATTACTTGTTAGTGTAACCACGCATGAAGTTGATAGCTTCTTGCGTTTTTTGGTTTCTCTCTTTAATTTTTTTCATAGCTTCCGTAAGAGGATGCTTTGTTTGTTTCTTCTTACCAAACAACATAGGTATTAACCAATGGTAGGTGCAGTCAGTGCGACCGGAGTGGTCTCAGCTGCTGCGAGATCAAGCGGGAAGTTGTGGGCATTGCGCTCATGCATGACTTCCATACCGAGACCAGCCCGGTTGAGGATGTCTGCCCACGTGTTAATCACATGACCTTCACGGTCTTGAATGGACTGGTTAAAGTTAAAACCATTCAAGTTGAAAGCCATGGTAGAAACACCAAGAGCAGTAAACCAGATACCAACAACAGGCCAGGCTGCCAAAAAGAAGTGGAGACTACGGCTATTGTTAAAAGAAGCGTACTGAAAAATAAGACGACCAAA